AACCTCATCGGCGCGAACCTCATCGGCGCGAACCTCATCGGCGCGAACCTCATCGGCGCGAACCTCATCGGCGCGAACCTCATCGGCGCGAACCTCATCGGCGCGAACCTCATCGGCGCGAACCTCGACGGCGCGGACCTCCGCGGCGCGAACCTCCGCGGCGCGAACCTCGGCGGCGCGAACCTCGGCGGCGCGAACCTCGGCGGCGCGGACCTCCGCGGCGCGAAAAATCTAACATTGCCGACCGGTGAAACCTGGGAGGCGTACTTAACCGAAACGGTGCCCGCGCTGCTCACGGCCGGAGGGAAACCGATGGAATCTTTTGCCGATCATTGGCAGTGCCACGACTGGATTAATTGCCCAATCGCCCACGCGTTCGACGTTCACGAACTCAACGACGTGCCGATCCTGCTGCGGCCGCGAGCAAAGCAGTTTATTGATTTGTTTGATGCAAAACAGATCCCGTGGCCGCTGCCGACGAAAGCAGGCAAAGAGTGAGCCAAAGAGTGAGCCAAAGAGGCCTCGTCTATGGCTTCAAACGAAACATGGGCTATCCGGTCAGCGATTGAAGCAGAGACGCCAACGATAGGCAAAACCTATCAATTTAGGTGCGATTTGCACCCGAAGCTATAATACCTACGCCTCCTGAAGTTTAGGAGGGCGCGCGGAACCATGATGGTTTCCGCGGGAGATTCAGGAAGCGAGACAGGATGTCAGCGCAACTCAGGCTCTCCTTTGCAGCGCCGCGGCCAATCCGGCCGGGCAGCGCCAACCCGGCCGACCTTTTCATTTCCCCTTCTCTTCGTTCTGACTCAGTGAATCCGTGCCCGTATTCCTACCCCGAATTGGAGCGGAAGCTTCTCGAGCTGATCGATCGCTCGAAGGAGCCAGGGATCCGTCCACGCCGGCGCCGGAAGTTGCAATCGGTTTTAGAGATTTTGGAAGAGCTCGAGGAGAGGGATCACCACAAACAACTTTTGGAGATTTGCGCATGACCACAAAAACAAAAAACAAAATCGCGTTGAAGTTTTTCGCGCAGCAACGGGCCCTCGAGGCCGGCAAGGCCGGTTACGAGCGCGCCAATGTACTCCTCGAGGAAATCGTCGGCCTGGTGAAGCCTGGCGAAACGATCACGCTCCCGGACGGATCCACGGGGCAGCTCGTCGACAAATTCGAGAAGAAGAACCGGATCGGGACGGGCATGGGCGTCAATCGCTACGAAATTGAAGTCAGCCGCGCGAAAGACATTAGCGACAGGCTTTAATCCGGAGCTCTACCGGGACGCGTTCGGCCGGATCGAGATCATTGAAGTGCTCGCGCTTCGGATGTTGTCGATCTGCGCCGGACGCCGGCACGTCGAAACGACGCGCGGTTATTCGGACACGCCGGTGCACGACTATAGCGACACGCTCGGCCGGCTCGACACGTTGGAAGATTACGCGGACCGCATGAAGCGGCTCTGCGAGGAACGACGACTCAAGGATGAACACGAATTCGAAGTTTCTGTGCGGCCTCCCCAGCTCGAGCAAGCCCCACCGTCCACACATCCGCCGGCAACACCGCGCGGAACGCCTGGCGCGCAAGATCGGCCGGATACGCGCCGAATGGGACCGGATCCGCAAGCGTGACGCTCGAGACGGTGTGATCGTCGTCGGCCGGCTGGCGAGGTTCTGGCTCTGGTTGAAGGCCTGGCTCTCAAGCTGTATCCGGTAAATGCGCGTCGCCCTGTACGCTCGAGTCTCCACCAAAGACAAAGGGCAAAACCCGGAAACCCAGCTCGGCCAGCTCCGCGATTTCGCGCGAGCTCGAGAGTGGGAAATTGTGGGCGAATACGTCGACGTCGGCTGGTCTGGCGCCAAGGATCGCCGGCCACAACTGGATCGACTCATGATGGACGCGAAGCGCCAGGCCTTCGCCGGCGTCCTGGTGTGGCGCTTCGATCGCTTCGCGCGATCGACACGGCACTTGCTGACGGCAATGGAGGAGTTTCAAAAACTCGGCCTCCAGTTCGTTAGCTTTACGGAGTCGATCGACACGACGACGGCCGTCGGGCAAATGGTGTTTACGATCCTCGCGGCGGTGGCTCAGATGGAGCGGGCGCTGATTCAGGACCGGGTCCGCGCCGGCGTCGATCGCGCGAGGCGCGAGGGGAGGAAACTCGGCCGGCCGACGGTCCTGATTAACCGCGGCCGCGTGCTCGAGCAGCTCGGCGCAGGCATGTCCGTGTCGGAGATCGCACGACAAGCCGGCATTGCTCGATCGACGGTCCGAGCGATCAAAGACGGCGTCCACCGCCAGCAATATAGCTGACGCGTGCGATTGGGATTAGCACTTATTTTCCGCTGGGATCAATAATCCTGAAATAATACTTGACATACACCTTGACACATGCGATCATTGCTCATGATCGAGACAAAGGAGACGACAATGACGAAATTCCAGGAAATCATCCGGTACGGATCGTTTGGCCCGATCGTGTGGGCCGATGGAGACACGCGGTTAGCCACGCAGGAGGACTTAGACACGTTGCCAGTAGGACCCGACTTGACCACGGATGAGGAATCCGAGATCGAGGACGACTGAGATTCGAAACCAAGGAGACGACAATGACAATATCAATCAGCCACGACATGAAACCCGGACTATTGACCCGCGAGCAGGCGATCAAAGAGACGAGCGCAGAACTCGTTGACAGGCTGGACAATGAGCACTGCGAGCCAACCTCGCGCCTGATGCCGGACGGCTGCGAGCTTGTGGAATTTGCGGCGAGCGTGCACATCCCGGAAACCGATGAGCAATACGCCGGCACGTTGACTGCGTACTACTACCAGACTCAGGATGAATCGAATGTGGAAGACCTGTCGGATCTCGATTGGGAGATTGCCGGTTACGAGGTTGTGTGATGCGCACCCCCCGCCGCGGCCTCTCGCTCAACGGGCACTCAATGATCAGTAAGAGTCTGCCGGGAGGCTCGCTGCCTCCCACGCGACTGATCGCCACGGCACCTCAGTGCTGGATGCGGCGCACCAAGGAGACGACAATGGGAAAAGGAAACACGGACATGACGGCATCTAAAATTCACGAAGCTGGAACGACGGTTGACTTCACTGTGCAATTTGACTGCGAAGCGTTCGGACAGACGCTTAAAACTGGAGACGAAGTAAGCGTGCTCCTCGCGCAAGACTGGAACGAAGAAGATGGGCAGGGCGACGGTGGGCCGTTCGGATGGGGTGGCTACAGCGAAGAGACGCTTTTCGCTCTCGGAACGGTAGACACTCATTTTGACGACCGAGTTACTGCCGCGCTCTTCTCTGAGAATTTTGCCAGCGCCGCATCTTGCGAGATTGAAAACAGCGTAGGCACGCTCATCACTGACGAAATAAGTGGGGATATGAGCGGGGAAGCCGCAGTCCGCATAGCAAACGTGGTTGGCGGCTGGATTCGCTGCTCGATTTCGACCTGCGTTAAATGTCACGACGCGGATTGCATTGAAGATCAGCACGAGATTCTGCCGCTCGTGAAACTTGGCGAGGACGTTCTGGTTTCGTGTGAGAAGTGCGGCTCCGCGCTGCATAGAGATTAAGTCATGAGCAAAAGCACTCTGCGTCGCAACCCTCGCCGCCGCGGCGTCTCGCTCCGCGATTACAACCTGCTCGCAAAGCGCGTCTCGCGCGGGCTCACCACGTGGGCCCAACTGGAGGCCGAGGGGCTCGTGCTCCCGCCTCAGCCGCGGGGTCGCCCGTTGAAGAAGCTCAGGCCAGTCGCCTGAAAGAGTGGCGATAAAGCGGGACGCCACTCCTGGCGAAAGCCTGTTTCTCGCCTGATTTGTAAGTGTTGAAGACCGCCCCTACACCGCCACTTTCGCCAGGGGTGGCGACAATCAAATGTTTTCGCCAGGGTCTAGCAGGCAAACGGGCATTCTTTTAGCCTCCCCAATTTTTCCAATCATCGCCACTTTACGCCAGTTTTCGCGAATCTGTCCGCGATCTAGGGTTGGACTTTATGGACGCGGTGGACATCGAAGAGCTCCAGGACACCATCAGCGAGATCGATAGCGTGTTCCGCTGCCATCGAGATTTTCTGAATCGGAACGAGCGCATCCGCAACCCACTCCACGAAGCATTTTTAGCAGCACAAACGAAGCTCGAGGACGCGCGCTCTCTGTCGTGAAGAAGAAGGAAAAGGCGCAAAAAGGTGATCCGCCTCGCGCGCGCGGAGCGAGCGGCCGGCAACGCAAGTATGTGACCGGCGTGCTCGCGGGGAAGACCAAGAAGAAAGCGGCGACCGACGCCGGCTATTCGAAGCACACGGCCACGAAGCCGAAGCAAATCGAAGCCAAGCCGGCAGTGCGGCAACTGTTCACGGAGCTCCTCGAGGCGCAAGGGATCACGGACGGGCTCCTGGCGAAGCGGATTTACCAAGGCCTCTTCGCGATGGAAACGAAAACCGCGTCGTCGGAAGGAAGGATCACCGACAAGGTCCACCTGGTGGCGTTTGCGGAGCGGAGAGAAATGCTCGAGCTGGCGTTGAAGTTGAAAGGCCATTTGATCGACAAGCACGAGCTCCGCATGGTGCGAACCCTGGAGCAAATCCTCGAGGACTCTCATGAATGAATGCCGCATCCGCCAAACTCAAACGCTGGCGCGACAATCCCGTGGCGTTCGTTCACGAGAATTTCAGAGCGGATCCGGATCCCTGGCAACGCGATCTGCTCGACGCCTTCGCCTCCAAAGATCCCAAGAAAATGCGCATCTCCCTACAGGCCTGCGTGGGCCCGGGGAAAACGGCCGGCCTCGCCTGGTGTGGCTGGAATTTTCTCGCGTGCTACGGGGAGAAGGGCGAACACCCGAAGGGCGCCGCGGTTTCCGTGAGTTGGAGCAACCTGAAAGCGAACCTCTGGCCGGAATTCTCGAAGTGGCAGCAACGGAGCGAGTTTCTATCCTCCGCGTTTACCTGGAGCGCGGAGCGGATCTACGCGATCCATCACCCGGAAACGTGGTTCCTGGACGCGCGGAGCTGGGCGAAAACGGCGGATCCGGAACGGTTGGGAAAAACCCTCTCGGGGTTGCATTCGAGGTTCGTTCTCGGTCTGATCGACGAAAGCGGCGAGATTCCGATCGAGATCCTCAAGTCCGCCGACCAGGCGCTCTCGAATTGCGTTTTCGGCAAGATCGTGCAAGCCGGCAACCCGTCATCTCACGAGGGAATGCTCTACGTGGCGGCGAATGCCCAACGGCATTTGTGGCACGTGATCCGGATCACGGGCGATCCGGACAAACCGAACGCCTGGCAGAAGTCGGCGCGCGTCATGAAGGAAGCGCCAGGCGCTCTCGAGTGGGCGAAGGAACAAATCCGGATCTACGGTCGCGACGACCCATGGGTGATGTATTCGATCCTCGGGGAGTTTCCGCCCGCGGCGATCAACGCGCTGCTCAGCGACACGGAAGTCAACGCGGCGATGGAACGGCATTTCCGCAAGGACGAATACGAGTGGGCGCAGAAGCGCCTCGGGATCGACGCGGCCTGGATGGGCGACGACAAGTGGGTTATTTTTCCACGCCAGGGGCTCGCCTCCTTCAAGCCGGTCGCGATGCGTCATCCGAAGACCGAAGAGATCGGTGCGCGCGTGATCATGGCGAAGCAACGATTCGGATCGGAGCGCGAGTACTTCGACAACACGGGCGGCTTTGCCGCGGGCGCGTCGGATTTCTACCAAGCGGCCGGCTACACGCCGATTCGGGTGGATTTCAGCGGGAAGCCGATCGATCCGCGGTTCTTCAACAAGCGCGCCGAAATGTGGTGGAACGCCGCGCAAGCGATCAAACAGGGCGCCGGCCTGCCTCCGGTTCCGGAGTTGATCGCGGAGCTCACCCAAACGACCTACAGCTACAAGGGCGGGAAGCTCCTGATCATGCCGAAAGAATTGCTCAAGACAAAGATCGGCCGATCTCCCGACTACGCCGACGGCTACGTGTTGACGTACGCCGAACCGGACATGCCGCGCGAGCTGGCGAGTCAATTGAAGCAAAGCGGACAGGCCAAAACGGAGTGGGATCCGTTCGCGACGGCGGAAGCATCGGGCGGCCGGGCGATCACCGAATGGGATCCGCATCAAAACATTTAAAAGAGGGGCGGCTGCGTCATGGATAAACCGGAACAATTCGGCGGCAACGGTCACGGGATCCACACGAACGGTCAGAACGATCTCCGCCTGGAGCTCGCGATCATCGACGATCGAGTACTCCTGAACTTCGGCCAGCTCCTCTCGCACGTCAAACTCCCGGCGGCCGTCGCGCGCAAGCTCGGAAACTCTCTGATCAAACACGCGGACAAGCTCGAGCAATCGCCGATCACGATTCCGACGGGAAGGGCGTAATGGCAACGGGGCGCACGTCCACGATCCTGACGACACTCGGCGGTGGGCTGGCCGGCTACTTCATTGCGAAGGGACAGGCCCATCGCAAAGCGGATCAATGGACGCCGTTCCAAACCGAATGGGGCGACAAAGCGGCCGCGTTCGTCGACGCCCTGATCGGCAAGCGCAAAGCCGGGACGCTCACCTATGACGAATCCACAAAGGCGCTCGAGGACTTCGACCTCAACGTCGGCGACCTGTGGGATCAAGCGACGCTCTTCGAAGGCCTTGGCGGCGATCAAAAGAAAGTCATCCGTCAGGCGCACACGACATTAGATCCGATCCTCGCGTCATGGCGCGCGGGGATTCAAAGCCACATCGATGCACTGAAACCGCCGGAGGATCCCGGACCGGATGAAGCCAAGCCTCCAGGCACGCCGGCCGATGCAGACGCGCGAGCGAAAGCCGCGGGCGATCGCGTCAGGAAACGGGCGATGGGCGCCGACGGCCGGCAACGCACGATCTTGACCGGCTACACGGCGCCCGCGCCATCGACGCAACGCACGATTTTGACGGGTTACTGAGGCGATGGGCGAAACCTTACAGATTCTCAATTTGCTGCTGACCGGAAGCGTGCTGGTCGCCGTCATTGCGGCCGCCGTCGCCTACGGAAAGCTCACCCAAAAAGTAGAAGACCATGGCCGCCGGCTGGACCGGCTCGAGACGACACACACGGAGGTGTGTAAATAAAATGAAAGGCTGGAAAACGATAGTCTTCAATCTGGCGATGTTGGCCGCGGCCACACCGGACGTGCTGGGCCTTATCCCTCCGCACGTCGCCTTGTACGTGATCCCCCTCGGCAACCTGATTTTGCGGGCGATCACGACAACCCCTATTGGTCGCAGCGAGGCGACTCCGGCGACGGAATCCACAAGCGAGAAACCGGAGTAACGGCGATGGACACCAAACCAGTAAAGAAACGATGGCAGCGCGGGCCGGAGCTCGCGATCCGGATCATCGCGGAAGGCGACGGCGGACGCGTGCTGGTCGACGTTCCGCCGGCGGTCGCGTTCGACCTCCTGGGCGATATGCAAAAAATGATTGTCGTCGACGAGCTGCGCAAAGCGGCCGATGACTTGGACGCAACAATCGATCCGTCGATCGATCGCAAGTACGCGCGATCGAATCGCCCTCCGGTCATCGATGAATTTCCTGAAGCGGATGCACCGGAACCGGTTCCGCCCGCGGTCGCGGGGCAATCCGAGAGTGGCCCCGAAATCCCCGGCCCCGAAACTGAGACGAAGCCGGCCGAACCTGAAACACCCGCGGTGGATCCTGAAACGAAACCCGTGGATCTCGAGACTGTCGCTGAAAACACCACTCAGTTGAGTGACGACCTGGTCGTGATCGAATCGAAGGGACCGACTAGCAAAACCGAAATGCGGCATTGATGCCGCATTTGATCAAAAGGAAGCGAAGCATGGATGCGACGCAAAGCTGGAAAGGAATCCGGCATTTCAGCCCGAAGGAGTTCGACTCTCCTGATGCGCCAGGCTCGGGGCTGAACATGGACTTGGCGTTTGTCGCGAAGCTCGACGAGCTGCGCGATCGCTGCGGGTTTCCCTTCTCCGTCAACTCGGGATATCGAACGCCGGCCCATAACACCAAAGTCTCCGGCGTTCAGCACTCGGCGCACACCTCCGGCCACGCGGCCGATATCCGCGCGGAATCCTCGGGCGCGAAGTTTCAAATCATCAAACACGCGATCGCGATGGGGTTCACCCGGATCGGCGTCGGCGCCACGTTCGTGCACGTCGACGACGATGAAACAAAGCCGCAAGAAGTGGTGTGGCTGTACGCCGTCAGAGGGGAGTCCTAATGGACTACATCAGCAAGCGCCAGCAATACCAGATTCTCTACTCCGCGTTGTCGAACGAACGCTCGACGTTTCTCGATCATTGGCGCGATCTGTCCGATCACATCCGTCCGCGGCGCTCCCGCTTTCAAGTGACCGATCGCAACAAAGGCGATCGCCGGAGCTCGCGGATCGTCGACTCGACGGCCACGTTCGCGGCCCGCACGTTGCAGAGTGGTTTGCATGCCGGCATCACGTCGCCGGCGCGGCAGTGGATGAGACTCACGACTCCGGATCCGGAGCTCGCGGAACATGGCCCGGTCAAAGAGTGGCTGCACACCGTCACCCAACGGATGATGACGGTCTTCCTGCGGTCGAACCTATACAACGCGCTGCCGATCCTCTACGGCGACGTCGGTGTGTTCGGAACCGGGGTAATGGCGGTTCTCGAGGACGAGCACGATTTTATCCGCTGCGTTCCCTATCCGATCGGGAGCTACATGCTCGGCGTCTCCTCGAGGGGCGTCGTCGATACGTGTTTTCGCGAATGGCAAATGACGGTGCGCCAGGTGATCGACTTCTTCGGCCGGCCGAACGGGCAACCCGAAATCGACTGGTCGCACCTCTCCGACAACGTCAAGAAGCAATACGACGACAAGCATTACGACGCGCTGATCGAGGTCTGCTGGGTGGTCACGCCTAACCCCGATTTCGATCCGGAGCGCCTGGAACCGAAATACATGCGGTTCCATTCCTGCCACTACGAAAAAGCCATCGAACAAGAAGAGAAGTTCCTCCGGGAGTCGGGCTTCAACGAATTCCCGGTGCTCGCGCCGCGGTGGGACGTGACCGGCCACGAAGACATTTACGGCACGAGCTGCCCGGGCATGGACTGCCTCGGCGACGTCCATTCCCTGATGTTGATGCAAAAGCGCAAGGCGCAACTCGTCGAGATCGGCATCAACCCTTCGGTCCAGGCGCCGACGCATTTAAAGAATCAACCCGTGTCGCTTCTGCCTGGCGGGGTGACCTACGCCGACATGACGCAAGGCCACCAGGGGATCCGGCCGATCCGCGAAGTCAACCTGGCGGCGCTGCAATTCTTGATCTCCGATATTCAGGACACACGGGAAATGATCCGGCGCGCTTTCCATGAGGACCTCTTCCTCATGTTGGCGCAGTCGGACCGGCGCGAAATCACGGCGCGCGAAATCGAGGAGCGCCACGAAGAGAAGCTTCTCGCCCTGGGGCCGGTACTCGAGCGGATGAATGACGAGCTCCTGGATCCGCTGATCGATCGCGTCTACGCCATGATGGAGCGCGCCGGCATGATTCCGGAGCCCCCGGACGATCTCAGCGGGATGGCCCTCAAGGTCGAATACACGTCGTTGATGGCTCAGGCGCAGAAATTGGTGGGAGTCGTCGGCCAGGACCGCTTGCTGCAATCGGTGCTCCCGCTCGCCGACGTGTGGCCGGAAGTGAAATACAAAATCGATCCGCTGCAGCTCGTCGACGACTACGGCGACATGCTCGGCGTGAATCCCAAGATCATCGTTCCCGACGATGAAGCTCGAGCGGCGATCGATGCGGCCCAACAGGCGGCCGCCCAACAACGACAAATCGAACAAGAAGCGATGGCGGCGAAGGGCGTCCGGGATCTCAGCCAGGCGCCGACCGACCAACCCAGCGCGTTGCAACAAATCATGGAAGGGGCCCAAGCATGAGCCAAGTCTCGCAATCCTTTAGTGTGGACGGCGTGAGCGCCGCGTTGTCTCTCGCGCCCGGCCAGTCGGCAACGATCGCGATCACCGGGAGTTTTACGGGAACCATCTATATCGATGAGTCCGCCAACCCGGGCGCGTTCTGGAAGGAAATCATTTCCGCCACGGCCGCCTTTTCCGGAACCGTGAAAAATGAATGCGCCGGAACGAGGTGGTATCGCGTGCGCGCGGATGTGACGCCAACGCAAACCGTGAGTACTTCCGATGTTCCGGACGCGGGCGATCTCAATCTCGACTATGACGGGAATCCGATCACCATCGCGAACGATGAAGGCGCGACGGAGCTCCAGGCCGCGATCCGGGAGATCGAGGGCCTCGAGGAAGTCGTCGTGACAGGAAGCTTCGCCGCGGGATTCGTCATTGTGTTTCACGGAGTCGAGGCTCCCGAAACGCTCACGGATGACAGCTCGGACCTCGAAGCGGCAATGAGTCCGGTCACCGTCACGATCGACACCTATAGTGCGACGGGATCCCTCTCCGACGTTGCGGATGTGATCCAGGCGTTTGTGAATAACGAAGGCGTCCGCGTCCTCATGATTACCGACGCCGGCATGGAATCCCCTAGTGTGACGGCCGCTCTCGCGACGCTGACCGCGGCGGTCATCACCGCGGCGACGATCACAACGCCAACGTTCGCCAACGACATCATGGTCCTCTCCGGATCCGGGGCGCCCGTCGACTACACCGACGGCGATCCCGCGGCAACCGGTGAAGGCGTCGCCGGGCCGGGCTCGATCTACCTGCGCACATCGAACGGCAAGATGTATCTCAACGGCGGAACGAAGGCCGAACCGCTGTGGAAGCTGGTGACGAGCGCATGAGCGACCTCGTCCACAACGCGGCGGATCCGAAACAGGTCCGATTCGCGAAGGAACAAGAGAAGCGCCGGGCGGACCAAGAGGCCGCGGCGATGCGAGCGGTACTCGCGACGGAGGCCGGCCGACGGGCGATTTGGACGCGACTCGAAAAGTGCGGCGTCTTCCGCTCCAGTTGGGACCTGGATCCGCACACGGTCTATTTCAACGAAGGACGCCGGCAAGTCGGCCTCGAGCTGATCGCCGATATTGCCGCGGCCGACGAAACCGCGCTGCTGCACATGATGAGCGAAGCGCGCCGGCGCGAAGCGGACGAACGGATCGCGCTCGAGAAGGCGCAAAAAAAGAAACAAGAGGGAACGCCCGATGGCAATGGATGATGCCGCATTTCAAGCCTCGTTGAACGAGGACCAAAAAGCATATTTCGGGACCGCGATCACGTCCGCCTCCGAAGCGGCCGTCACGAAGCATAAGACGGACGCCGAAGAGGCCCGCAAGAAAGGGATCCCGGACAAATACGAACTCAAACCCGCGGAGAAATCCGCGCTTGAAGCGACCGACCTCGAGAGGATTTCGCAATATGCAAAATCGAATGGACTCTCCCAAGAGCAAGCGGCCGCACTCCTTAAGCACAGCGAAGAAACCGCGACGTCGATCGTCGGCCGGAAAGACACGGCCGCGAAAACTGAACGCGAGGCCTGGGCGGAGAAAACCAAAACCGATAAGGAAGTCGGCGGCGAGCATTACGCCCAAACGTTGATTCACGTCAAGCGCGTCGCGGATCGCTTTTTCCCGAAAGATTCCGCGTTCTCGAAATTCCTCGAGGAAACCGGCTACGGCAATCATCCGGAGTGGGTGCGGTTTATCAACTCGATCGGGAGAGCGATGGGCGAAGACACACCGGGAAGCGGGCAACCGGCGATCGGCGGCGACAAGAAGCTGAAAGCGGATCACGAGGTCTTCTTCAACTAAAGGAATCGCTCCCAAGGACGGGAGCTAACGAACCACGGAGGGTTCACACATGGCAGCTCTAGCAAACACACACCCGACTCTTTTGGATTTCCAGGCCACGCTGGGCCCCGACGACAAAGTCGGCCGCACGATCGGGATCCTGGATGAAGTCAATCCCATGATCGCGGACGTGAACATGATCGAGGGCAACGAGGTCGATTCGCACGTCTCGATGATGGATACAGGCATCCCTGAGCCGGCCTTCCGGAAGTACTACGGCTACACCCAGCCGGCGAAAGGAACGCAGGCCAAAGTGCGCGACACCTGCGCGATGGCCGAAGCCTATCCGGAAGTCGACAAGGCGCTGGCCGATCGCAATAACAACGCGGCCGCGTTCCGGATGAATCAGCTTCGGAAACACATCGAAGGCTTCGGCCAGAAGTTTTCCACCAGCGTGTTCTATGGAAACAGCGCGACCGAACCCGAAGGCGTGCTCGGCCTGGCGCCGCGCTTCGCCACGAAATCCGGCGCGGTGAATGGCGAGAACATCATCCTCGGCGGCGGCGCCGGCGCCGACAACGCGAGTATCTGGCTCGTCGTTCACGGGGAAACAAAGGGTCTGCACGGTTTCTATCCGAAAGGATCGCAAGCCGGGATCCAGATCAACGACCAAGGCGAGCAGACGAAACCGGATCCGGCAGGAACCGGCGGTTACATGCAGGTGTACCGCAACCACATCCGATGGGACTGGGGTTTTGCGGTTCCCGATTGGCGCTACATCGTGAGAATCCCCAACATCGACGTGAGCGACCTCAAGAAAGACCCATCTACCGGAGGCGCCGACCTGATCGAAAAGATCACGATGGCGCTCGAGCTCCCGCCGGACCTCAACGGCCGCCCGATCATTTATTGCTGCCGGACGCTCCGCACGTTCCTTCGGTTGCAAGTCCAGAACGCCGTAAAGAATTCCACGCTCACGATGGAAGACGTCGCGGGCAAGAGGATTCTGATGTTCGACGGCATCCCCGTCAAGCGCGTGGACTCGCTTCTCGAGAACGAATCCCTCGTCGCGTAAACCGGTCAACCGCGCTGGCGTCTTCAAAGACGCCAGCAAAAACGGACTTCAACCAAGGAGGGTTGAATCATGGCTCTTTTGGACAAACTCACAGAATTTTGCGATGCCGTCTCGGTTGCCGGTTCGGCCGGGACCGCCCTGGTCGGTAGTCAAGTGGACCTGAGCGTCGCGCGCGACCTGGGCAACCTGGGCGAGGCTCTCTATTTCATGATCACCGTGGACACCGAGATCATCACCGGCGGATCTGCCGGCACGATCATTTTCAAGCTGTCGTCCGACGCGACGGCGGCGATCGCGACGGACGGAACCGCGACCGATCACATCGTCAGTAAGACTTACGTTACTGATGATTCGGCGGCGAACGATTCGCAGATGAACGCGGGCGGGATTCCCGTCTGTGTGAAGCTGCCGCTCGAGGGACCCGTGTACGAGCAGTTCCTCGGCGTGCTGGTGGTGATCGGAACGACCACGGTCACAGCCGGCAAGATCAACGCGTTTTTCACAACCAATCCGCAGGCCTGGAAGGCCTATCCCAACGCGATCTAACGCGTGACTCGAGTTGAACCCCCTCCCCCGGGGTTCAGCTCGAGCTTTTTTAAATGCGAGTCAAGGAGGACTCCCATGCGCGTACGAGCGACAAAACGCTGCTTTATTGAAAACTCTCTTCGTCTACCCGGGAAGGAATTCGCTCTCCTGGATCCGAAGCATTTCAACCCGAAATGCATGGAGAAGCTCGACGGCCGCAAGCCGCCCGCGGCGACCAACGAACCAAAGAAACCGGAAACCAGTGCGCCGACCGGATCGCAAGAGGTCATCTAGCCATGAAACGAACACTTACGTTACTGGCGTGCATCCTGGCCTTCGCGATCGGGGCGCAGGCGCAGGCCCGGGTGATTCCGCTCCAAACCATCTACGGGACCGGCACGTTCACGACAACGCTCCCGGTTGGCAATCGGTCCCACGAATTTGTGTACACCGTCGGCCAGGGTATTTCCGCGATCTCCGTTGTGGTGAAGGCCGGCGCTCGAGGCTCGGCCGGATCCCTAACCACGCTGGACACAAAGACCGCGCTCGATGGCAGCGACAACCATGTGACGTTTTCCGGGGTGTACGACTACCTCGAGGCGACGGTCACCGCAACCGGAGCGGGCCCGATCAATGGGTCGTATATCGGCGCGCCGGCGGTGGGCGGCGGGACCGGGTTCACGCTCCTCGACGACATGGGAAATGTGATTTGCATTGACGGCGCCCCGTGTTGGGTGACTTCGGAGCCTTCAGGCCCCCAACCGAAGGCGGATTCGACGTCGGTCGCGCCGGCGACGGATGCCAGCTTCCCGACAACGCCCGATTACAACTTCACAACACCGGCGGATTTCTCGCTGCAGTTCGTTCCCGATTCCCTGACGGCCCTGACCGCGAGCGCGGTCCTGGTGATGTCCATCGAATGCAACAACCAAACAACGAGCGCAGCCACGCTCGGTATTACCAACACGGCAGCAACGCTGTATATCACTGGCACCCTGTTCTCCATACCGCCGAAGGCCAGCTACTCCCGAAGCTTCCCCCAGGGAATCGTCATGGATGGCATCAAGTGGATCGCGGGCACGGCCAGCGCGATCAACTGCACGGTGCGAGGTAAAACGACATGAGGCGGACCGGTATTCTCGCTTTGCTTATTGTCGTCGGCCTCGGACTGATCGCGGCGGCGGAACCGCAACTGATTTGCAGCGGCGGGAATTGTCCGTGGAGCGGCACGATTCCGGTTGCGCTAGGGTCCGACGCTCGCGGCGATGTCTATTTCCGCAACAGCTCAGGGAACCTTGCCCGGCTTGCGCTAGGCGCTGCCGGAACGGTGCTGAAGGGTAGCGCGACGGATCCGGCGTATGCGGCGGTGTCGTTGACGGCGGACGTCTCGGGAGTCCTCCCGCGGGCGAATGGCGGGACCGCTCACTCCGGCGGGATTACCACGGCTGCGGACGGGCCGACCGTCACCTTCGATCTTGTGTCAACGAACAGTCTCCTGCAAGCCCTGACACTCGGCGGCAATCGCACGCTCGTGGTATCGAATGACGTGGCGGGCGACATCTTCACGCTTCGCTTGATCCAGGATGGGACAGGCTCGCGGACCGTCACTTGGTTTTCCGGAATCAAGTGGCCAGCAGCGACGGTTCCGACACTCACCACTACGGCAGCCAAGATCGATATTGTGACCTGCATCGTTATCACGGCGGGCAGCGCGTACGAATGCATGGTTGCGGGACAGAATCTATGACGCGGCTTCTCGTGATCCTCGGGGTGTTGTGTTGCGCGTCGCTGGCGCTGGCGCAGGTTGGCTACGACACGTCGAACGGCGCGCACCCGACGGGCACCAATCCGGTGACCTTCTCGATGACGACCGCCAACGTCGCGAATCGGTTGCAGCTTGGCTCGACCGCGTCCTTTGCGATGTCCGACCCGGCCCCAACGGTGAGCGACGGACCGACGTATGCGGCCGTTGGGCTCACAGCGGTGGCCGCGGAATTCACCGCGAATTGTTGCGCGAATGACATGTGGGTTCGAGCGCGGGCTTATTACTTAGTCGCTCCTGCAACTGGAAGCAACACGTACTCGACAACCTACGCGAGTGTCGCCAATGGCAATCCGGCAAACGCTGCGATCAGCCTAAACAACGTCAACCAGTCGACGCCAACACGAACGCCATGCACGGCGTCTTCGTCTTCCGGCGCGACGTCCGCGCAGGTGAGCTGTACCACGACCATCGGTGATGAGTTGGTATGCTTCGTTTCTCTGTGGGCTTACACGGGCGGACCAGGAACGGTCACGTTTAGCGGCTCCGGTCACACCGTGCGATTTCAGGGCAACACGGCGACGGACGACTACATAGCCATCTCCACCAAAACCGCGACCACGACCACTACAACCTGTGATTGGAGCTGGGTCAACTCAACGCTGATGTACGCCATCGGGATTCCCGTCGTTCCCAATTCGCTGCCGGATGCAGGAACGGCGAAGCCGGCGCTTCTGGTTCACGCCTCGGGGCAATAACAAAGGATTGTTATGTTGAAGCGATTCGTTCTCCCTGTCCTTCTCGCTCTCGGCTCGTGGAACGCCAGTCCGGCTCACGCGCAAACGCCTCCGCCATTTGCGGATTCCTGGATTGGCCTGCACACCTATACGTATTTCGGCGTTATTGGAGTGGACACCGCGGCGGAAGCAAGCGCCCTGTGCCCCCGGGCTTGGCAGTTCGACTTCGGATACTCGACGGGCGGCGGCTACGACGTGTTGCGGGCGTGCAATCCCAGCTACCAGAACACGCTGTATTTCGATGGCATGCAAGGCGAGGGCTGGTCGACGGCGAACCTGCTCGCGCAGCATCCGGAATGGGTACTTTATCTCTGCGATCGCGTGACGCCGCTCGAGGAATACGACTATCGAGCGAGCGTTCCGAATTTCATCAACGAGGCCTATCGCGAATGGAAGTGGGCGAACATCATCGCCCCGCGCTTGTTCAACAACATCAACACTTTCATATTCGACAACATGCTTTTGACGAACACGGCGAGCCCCGTGAATCCAGACGAGCCGGACATGCCAAATTACGGAGTCTACGGAGCGGCGTGCGGCTACTACCCCACAGCGACGCCAGCGGATCCGCGGCCTGCGGGCGGCTGGGTCCAACGTTGGTCCGGAAATATGCACGACGTCCAGTGGGTTGACGACGTTATCGACTGGGCAGACTGGCTCACGACCCGCTTGCATGCGAATGGGAAAAAGTTCTGCCTGCAAGGGTTTCCCGACGAGATCTACTCCCCGTGGCAAATCGCTTTCGCAAAATACGCGGAATTCGTCGAGAAAATTGAATGCGTACACGTGGAAGGCAGTGGGATGACGCCTGTGACCATTGGCGGTGGAAGCTTCCGAGCCAACATGAATTTTATTCGGGACATGAACGCGGTGGGCCACGGCGTCTATCAACTGACCACTCCGATGTTCAACAACGAAAGCTCCTGGTCGTCTGACGACATTCCGGTTGCACTGCACAAGTTCGCGATTGCCTCTTATCTGATGGCGAAGGGCCATCACCACGCGATCGCCGTCATTACACCGCTCCAGTTTTTCTACGGCGACGGCTCGACGTACGAAAACACGACGTGGACGCCGCTTTATGATGCGATTCATTCCGGCACGGGCGTGACGGGCGCGCGGGGAATCGGAGCGCCATGCGAGGACTATCAAGTTGTCGGGGTGGATAACGGCGGCGACAACCAGCTCTTCAAAAGAGAACACACGGGCGGGCTCGTTTACATGAACGGCACGGTCACGCATCCAGGTATCCCGGGCCAAGGTATTCCCGGAGGCACCGGCACGACGTTTAATCCGACCTTGCCTACGGGCAATTGGGCGGGCTGGCGAGATCCCGATAATAACGTTGTTGCAGGTCCGACGGTCTCGGTGGGGCCGATTGTCTACACTGGCAATTTCCCTTGGCAACTCGCGTATCCGACCGACTACCCGGTCACGATCATCTTGAAGACTCAACCTAGCGCCGACGATCCACCGCCCGCCTGTTCGGGAGGCGGCGATCAAACGGCGCCCGTCATCAGCGCCCTGAACGTGATTGACATTGAAACGGACGAGGCCACGCTCGAGTGGACGACGGACGAAAACGCGACGGGTCAGGTGTACCTTGCGACGACGAATCCGCCGGCTATTCTCGTGGATTCCGACGCGACGGCGAACAGCACATCGCACTCCTTCACGGCGTCCAGCCTGACACCGGGCACGACGTACTTCTATCGCGTCGCGTCCGCGGATTCCGCTGGAAACCTGCGCCAGTCCTCGGTGGGCAGCTACACCACGGATGCGGCGCCAGACGACGTTGTAATCGTAACGACGTCTCCCCTGCCCGATTGCACGGTAGGCGCGGTCTGCTCTTATCAATTTTCGGCGAGCGGCGGAACGACCGCCGGCGCGGGCGGTTGGCAGTACGAAGTGCAGGCGGCACTGTTTCAGCCGGCAAGTAATCTCACGAACTTTCCGGTGCTGGTCTCCAAACAGCACGACTCCTTCAAGAGCGTCGCCAACGGCGGGCGCGTGCAAAGCCCGTCCGGGTACGACATTGTTCCGTTTGCGGCGACCGGCGCCACGACGTCGCTCGATTTCGATTTTGAATCTTGGGATGGCGCGACGGGAACCTGGACGGGCTGGGTCAAAATACCCACGCTCACGAGCGCCACGCCGACCGTGATTTATTTCGCGGTAGGAAACGCGACAGCCACACAGTCGAGCGCAAACGAAGCGGCCACGTGGGGCGCCTACAAAGCGGTCTACCATGGCGGGTCTGGAGCTCCGGACGCGACCGGTGGGCATGGCGGCTCATTCGTCGGCACGGTGTCGTCCGTCTCCGGGAAAGTGGGCTCCGCCTTCGACCTCGGCGCGGCAGCAGGGCGCATCACGGTGGCGGACCATGACGACTTTTCGCCCGGGAATGGCTCGACGGATTCCGCGTTCTCTGTGGAACAGTGGGTGAAGTTCACCAACGCCGATAGCGGTATCGACGATATTGTCGGCAAGTACATCAACCCGCATCGCGAATGGCTGCTGTTCAAGTCGAACACGACGCTGTTCCTTGTGCTTTTCGATGAGTCCACGAACGCGCAAATCGCCCGCGGCTATTCCATGGCCTGGGATACCGGATGGCATCACGTCGCGGTCACATCCGCCGGCACGGGCGGCGCGGGCATCATTTTCTACATCGACGGCGCTGCTGTTGCGCAGAACGCCGACTCCGACGATGGCAGCTACACCGCCGTCGAGAACCTGGCAACCGGGGTTGAGATCGGAGGCCGGAACGGCAACAACAATTTTCGAGGCTTGCTTGACGAAGTCCGATTCACCACCGGTGTGAAGGCGGCAGCGTGGATTGCCGCCAATTATGCGAATCAGAATAATCCCAGCGGGACGGTCACCCTCGGCTCGGAAGCGTCGCTGGGCGGCGCCGGTGGTTATTCCTGGGAGCGCACCGCCGGGAATCTCTGCGAGCTGACGCTGACTGTGGCGACGGCAACCCTCGGCGGCATTCCGTCGACGGCGCAGACCTGCAATTTCACGCTGCGGGTGACGGATGCGGCGATGGGCACGGCCAGCCGGTCCTTCGATCTGACGGTACAACCGACGCCCGTCGTCGTGACCGCCCTACCGAACGGGCGGCTGGGCGATCTCTACAACCAGCCGATCGCGCCGACGTTCGGCGTTCCGCCCTATGCGATAGCGGTCATCGCTGGCGCGTTCCCGTCGGGGATCAATGCGCAAGCGGGCTCGCTCTCTATTGTCGGGACGCCGACGGTGACAGGTAACTTTGATGTCACTCTGCAAATCACCGATTCCCTCGGCGCATCGGGCACTCAAGTCTTCGACCTCACGATCGATGACAACCCGGTCGCGCTCGTCACAAATGTTCTCCCTGACGCCAAGGCCGGCGTCGTGTACTCGCACACGCTGCAAGCGACAGGCGGATTGCTGCCGCGGACATTTCTGATCGTCGGATCCCTGCCGGCAGGCCTCGCCCTGGCGGGCGATCAAATCACCGGAACGCCGACAACGGTCGGACCCTACTCGGTGACCGTGCAAGTGCGGGACTCTTCCGATCCCACGGCATTGACGGATCAGCGGACGTTTGCGCTCAACGTCAACGCGGTGACCGCGCTCGGCGCGGGTTCTCCGACGCCCTATAAGCCGTCGACCTGCCGGAACTACAATCTGGCGCTGCGGGTCAATGGTGGCGTTCCGCCTTACGCCTGGTCTTTGGCGCCAGGCTCCGCGGCGCTGCCTCCCGGCCTACAACTGAGTGGAAATAGCATCATCGGGCGAGCGACTCAGCGGGGAACCTATCCGGTCACGCTGCGCGTCACCGATGCGGAAGACACCACGGACAATTTCGCGACCACGTTTACGGTGGTCGCGTGTACGGGGGCCGGCGCGGCGTTGCGCTAAACAAGAGAAGAACACGGAGGTTCCGCCAATGGCAAAAAAATTTACGGCGCTGGATGCGCTCGCGAGTCCCGTTTCCACCGATCTGCTCGCGGTGGTCAGTAGCCCGGCCAGCTCCGCCGTCACCAAGAAGTCCACGATCGCGGCGATCCTGAACACGCCGGGATGCTTCCCCACGGGAATGCACTTGGATCTGGCGACGGATGCGCTCTTGGCCAACTCCGTGTTCCGCGCAAAAGGCTACTCGCCGGCGTACGAGCTCCTCGACAAAGACGGCGCGCAAAACTTCTACATGGGGATCGATGACGACGACGGCAATAAATTCGTCATCGGCCGCGGCTACGGTCCAGGGCAAAAGATCGCCGGCGTTCCGATTGCGCGATCGATCTCGATCAACCCGACGACTCTTGTCGTCTCGATTGGCTCCTCGGCCCCGACCGCGCCGCAAGGCGTGTTTTCGGTCCAGTCGGATGACAGCTACGGGGCGAATGATTGGGTGGCCTGGTTCCGCCGGACCGGATCCACGGGCGGCGGCGTCTCCGCGCACATGCGCTTGCAACACTTCCGCGCCGGAGCGTCTCCGGAACCGGTCTTCTCGTTCCTGGCGGCTCGGGGCTCGCTGGCGTCGCCGTCGGCCGTACTCGCCGGGGATCTCTTGGGTGTGATCGACGCGCGCGGCTTCGACGGCTCGGCCGTCGATCACACCGAATATGCGGTGGGCTGGTCGGACGGCATGACCGGTTGGGCGATGCACGCGGCGGGCAACTGGAGCGGGACCTCACATCCGTCCTATCAGCGGTGGTACGTCACGCCCGACGCAAGCGTGACGGCGGTCACGGCTCTGACTCTCGACTCGGACGGCAACTTTAACTATGGAACCAACCCGGCAACAGCCGGACTCCTCCGGCTGCCGAACGCGAAATTGATCGCGTTCCGCAATGCGGCGAATGACGCGAATGTCGAAGGCCTCCAGGTCAATTTGTCAAACGTTGTCATTCTCGGCGATACGAGCTTCGACCTTTTGCTGAAGGGCGCGAAGCACGGCTTCTTTGGGACGCCGGCCGTCGTGAAGCAAACCTCCGGGGCGGATCTGACGAATAGCGTCACGTCGGGCGGTTCGAGCGATGTGATCGCCAACTACACCGATTTGTCGACGTACGCGACGGACGCCGCGGCGATCCGCAACAACATCTATCAACTCGCGCGAAAGGTGAAGCAAATCAACGACGGCCTTCGCGCTTATGGGCTCTTCACCTAAAAATGAGAACGAAAACAATCACTCCAGAAATGCACGCGACGCTGCGCGTGCTGATGGAACAGCGCGATCAGGCGGCCGCCCAACAGAAGGAAGCGGCGGCCGCCGCCGCCGGCTATCAACGCTTGATCGACAACTTCCTCGGCATGTGCCGGACGAAATTCAATCTCGCCGAGGATGCGGTCTTCGACGACGGAAAGCTGGTGTTTCACGCCAAACGTCCAAAGCGCCCCAAAGGGAAATAAGTGGCAACCGAAACACAAATCGGGAACCTCGCGCTCACGCGCGCCGGCATCACGCAATACTTGACCGATCTCGACACGGACACGTCGAACGATGCGGCCGCGCTGCGGGCGGTCTTTGACCTCGAGCGGGATTTTGTGTTGCGGGACTACCCCTGGCCCTGGGCCCGGAAACACGCCACGCTCGAACTGCTCTCGACCAACCCCAACAGCGATTGGCTGTACAGCTACCGCTATCCCGCCGATTGCGTGCTGGTGCGTCGCCTGGTGACGGCGCTCGGCCGGCAAGAAACAGATCCGCCGCCATTCTCGGTCGGTCGCGATGGATCGACGCGCGCGATCTTCACGAATGAGGCCTCGGCGAAAGCGGAATACACGCTCCAGGTCACGGCGGCCGAAGACTTCGATTCGATCTTTGTGTCGATGTTCGCCTGGCGCTTGGCTTCGGAGCTTGCCTTGTCGCGGGCGCGATCGCCGGAGCTGGCGACAACCTGCCTGCAGGCCTACGCGGCCGAACGGGCGCAAGCGATCACGAAGGCGGCCGCCGAAGCGCAGCACACCTTGCCGGCCGGCGCGGACCATGCCCGGATCCGCGAGCTGCTGCAGCTCGCGTTGACGCGGATCGGCGTCTCGAAATCCACAGTGAGCGCCGATATCGAGCTGTCCCTCGAGGCGCTTTGGCCGCGGATTAATTTCGCGATCGAGCGGGATTTTGTGTTGCGGGATTGCCCCTGGCCCTGGGCCCGAAAGTATGCCGCTCTCGTTTTGATGCAAAGCGCACCCAATTCGGATTGGGCCTACAGCTATCGCTATCCCGCCGATTGTCTCTTCGTTCGAAGGATCGTTACGGCGGCCGGCCGCGGCGAGGCGGATCCGCCCGAATTTGCGATCGGGAGCGACGATTCCGGTCAAATCGTCTACACGAACGAAACGGCCGCGGTCGCCGAATACACGCGCAAGGTCACGGATCCGGATCAATTCGACGCCCACTTCATTAGCCTGATGGCCTGGCGGATCGGCGCCACGCTCGCGCCTGGTCTTTCGAAAATCGACAAAATGGCGGACGTCGCAATGGAGCGGTACCAGGCCGAAAAGGCCGCGGCGATCAATCGCGCCATGCTCGAGGGTGAGCGCGCGATCGCGTCGGGATCCTCGCATCCGGTCGGCCGGAAAATCTTCCACCTGGCGTTGACGCGTCTCGGGATCACGAAAAACGTCCTCGTCGCCGATTCCGAGTACTCCTTAGAAGCTCTCTGGCCGCGAGTCGATTTTGCAGAGGAGCGGGATTTCGTGTTGCGGGATTTCGAATGGCCGTTTGCGACCGAATACGCGACGCTCGAACTCCTCGCCGGCAGCTCTACGGAACCGGTCAACGGTCACTGGACGTTCGCCCACGCGTTCCCTGCCGACGCGCTGATGGTGCGCCGCATTGTCGGACCGGGCGGCCGGACCGACACCACGCGCGTTCCGTTCCGCATCGGCCGGGATGCCTCCGCGACCACGCTCACGACCGAAGACGGGGAATCCCTCACGACCGAAGACGGCGAGATCCTCATCACCGAAGGCACGCCGGCGCGGACGGTGTTTGCCGACCTGGAGGAACCGGAAGTGGAGTACACAAAGGCGATCACAGATCCGTCGGAATTCGATCCGATCTTCCTCTCGATGATGGCTTGGCGGATCGCCGGGCTGGTCGGACCGGGACTGAAGAAACCGAAGGAAGCCGCGGCAGCGATGCAAATGTACGACTACGAAAAACAGCGGGCGCAGTGCCAGGCCTTGAACGAAGGCCAGGCGGACGACGCGCCGGACGCGGAATGGATCCGCGGGCGCTGAGGCGCATAAGTAAGCCGTAAATACGACTTAATTAAGCAAAGGCACGGATGCCGAACCTTTCACATCTCCGACGATTCCAGGCCGGCGAGATCGCGCCGGAGCTGGGGGCGGGTTCCACGGAGCCGGCGCTCGCGACCTGTCGCAATTTCCTGATCACGAAAAGCGGTGGAGCGGATAACCGCGCGGGGACGCAATTCACCAGGGAAGTGAAGGATTCCACCAAGCGCACGCGGCTCATTCCCTTTATTTTCGGCGCGTCGGACTCTTACCTCGTCGAAATGGGAGAAAGCTATTTCCGCTTCCTCCGCGAAAACGCGATCGTCACCGTGGATAGCGTCGTCTCGCCGTGGTCGAACGCCGAAACATATGTCGCCGGCGACGTCGTTTCCCGCCTGGGCGTCAACTATTACTGCATCCTCGGGCACATCAACCAACAGCCGCCGAACGGCACGTATTGGTACGCGCTGAGCTCGAACATTCTCGAGGTCCCGCACAGCTACACGGCCGCCCAAGTGGCGGTGATCCGGTTCGATCAATCCGGGGATGTGATCGATCTCTATCACCCGTCCGTTGCTCCGAAATCGCTCTCGCGGTCGGCGTCACCTGTCCTGCGCTGGGTGTTATCGACCAAGTCCTTCGCCCCCCGCATTCAGGCGCCGACCTCTCCGAGTGCTACCGAAGGCGTGGCCGGCACAACGGATTGGAACTACCAGGTGACGGCCGTCGCCGACAAAACCTATGAAGAGTCTCTGCCGACGACAACGTTTGACTGCACGGGCGGACAGCCAACCAAAGAGAATCCGAATCAACTCACCTGGGCTTCGGTGTCTGACGTCTATTGGGGCGCGGCCGCCAATGCCATCGAGTACAACGTCTATCGGGAGATCACTCCCGGGGGCGCGTTCGGTTTGATCGGCGTCGCCAAAACCACGACGTTTGACGATCCCGGCCTCGAGCCTGACGAATCGCAAACCCCGCCCCTCTCGAGAAATCCCTACAGTCTGGTCGGGGCTCCACGCACGGGTACGCATTGCCAGCAACGGCAATTCGTCGCTGGCGCGACCACGGATCCGGAAACGGTATTCGCCTCGAGGACGGGCCACTATTCGAATTTCACGACGTCGTCGCCCATCCAGGATGATGACGCGATCACGTTCCGCCTGGCTGGGAACCAGGTCCAACAGGTCGAACATTTGATCGAAGCCGACGGCCGGCTCGCCATGCTCACCGACGGCGGAATCTGGTTTCCTCAAGGCGACGACGCCGGCGTCTTGACGCCGGCCGCGATCTATCCGAAGCAACGATCGAGTTTCGGCTCTTACGCGACGCCTCCCGTGGTCGTGCACGATTCCCTCATCTATGTCCAGTTTGGCGGAAACACGCTGCGCGACATGCGATGGAACGCCGAAGCGGAAGGATTTACCGGACGCGATCTGATGCGGATCGCCTCGCATCTCACGAAAGGCCGGTCGATCGAGCGGCTCGCGTTTGCGGCGGTACCGGATTCAATCGTGTGGGCGCTGCGCGACGACGGCGTCCTGCTCGGCCTCACGTATCTCCCGGAACTCGAAGCCTTCGGCTGGCATCGTCACGACACGGTGAACGGCGCGATTGAAGACATTGCGGTGATACCCGAAACCACGCCTCCGCCTCCCGGATCCGCGACGCGCGGGAAAGTGGAGCACGTGCTCTATCTCGTCGTCAACCGCACGATCAACGGATCGACGAAGCGATACATCGAACGCATGTCTTCCCGCAACATTGAAGACTATCGTCTCGATGCGACGCTGCTCGATTCCTTCCTGAGCTACAACGGCGCGAACGCCGGCGCGACCACGGTCACGCTCTCGACGGCCGGCGGCTGGACTGAAGCGGATTTGATTACCGTCACGGCGAGCGGCGCCACGTTTTCCGCCGGAGACGTCGGGAACGGCATCACGGTATGGGTTCAGGGCGGCGCCGTCGCGCGGATCCGCGTCACGCAATACATTTCCGACACGGTCGTCAAAGGAAACCCGATCGACGACGTCGACGAAACCCTGCAAGGGGTCGCGACAACCAATTGGTCGCGCGCCGTCGACGAAGTCTCTGGTCTCTCGCATCTTGAGGGCGAGGACGTCGTCGTTCTGGCGAACGGCGTTGTGCTTGCCGCGACCGTCTCGGCCGGCGCGATCGCGCTCGATGATGTGTACGACGTGATCCATGTCGGTCTGCCAATCACCGCGGATTTCGAAACCCTCGACCTGGACGTCGCTCCGGATCCAGGCCTGCGCGACAGGCAAAAGTTAGTGAAATCCGTCTCCGTCTTGGTAAAGCGATCGCGCGGCATCATGGCGGGCCCGGACGCCAAGCATCTTCATGAATTCCATCCGATCGCCGGCCAGGCGCTCGGCCTCGATGTGTTCACGCCGGCGTCGGGAGTCCTGCGAACGGAGATCCTCGAGCTCGACGTCAACGCCACCTGGGAGAAACCAGGGCGAGTCTTCATCCGGCAAACCGCCCCGCTGCCGCTCTCGATCCTCGGAGTCCTGCCCTTTGGTGAGGTGGGTAACTGATGGCCACCGTCCGGGAACGACAAGGCCGCCGGCATTTCACCGATCGCAAGGTCCGGTTGTCAGGCCCCGATTTCTCGAAGGCCTGGCCGATCGGCTCGGTGTTTATCACCGTCGCGGAAACGGATCCGTCGATTCAGCTCGGGTTCGGGGAGTGGGAAGCGTTCGCCGCCGGCCGCTGCCTGGTTGGACTCGACGCCGGCGACGCGGATTTCGACACGATCGAGCAAGAGGGTGGGGCCAAACAACACACCTTAACCGTTGCAGAAATGCCCGCCCATCACCACGAGTACACCGCGCCGGCCGCCGGCGACGCGGAAGAAACGACGGGAACGGTCGGCGGTACCGTGACGGCGGATACGGAAGACACCGGCGGCGGGGATCCTCACAACAACTTGCAACCGTACATCGTCGTGCGGTTCTGGAAACGGGTGGCATAGATGGCACTGCCGGCAATTTTGACGGGAATCGGTTTGGGCATCGACGCGTTCGCCAGGCTGCGCGCCGGCTCGGCCGCGAAAGCGACAGCTCGAGCGAACGCCCGGACGGCGATCGAATTCGGATCGAAAAACGCGAAGCTCATCCTCGAGGGTTCGAATATCAACGCCGGTATCGACGAATTCAACGCCGGCGTCTACGAGGGCCAGGCGACAGACGCGGTCACCCGGGGCCAGGAAACGGAAAAGCGGTTCCGGGTACAAATCAAAGGGCTGATCGGATCCCAGCGCGCAAGCTATGCCGGCCAGGGGCTCGACGTCTCGAGCGGATCCGCCGTCGACGTCCAGGAGGACACGGCGCGACAAGGGGAACTCGACGCGATCGCGATCCAGGTCAATGCCGCGCGCGAAGCCTGGGGCTACCAAGTGCAGGCGAAAGGCCTCCGCCGGCGGGCGGACGCCACACGGAAACTCGGAAAACTCCAGGCCGATAACGTGCGCGACGTCGCCCGGGCGCAGGCCTCGAACTACCTCGCCGGCGGGAATATGCAGTCTGCGGCTGCAAATTGGGGCGCCGCGTCAACGATTGCGACCGGCGCGGCAAACCTCTACATGCTTAACAAATATGGGGTTAAGTGAAATGTGGGGCGTTTATCTATTGGAGCATGCGGTCGATCGCGAAGTGCACGTCGCGCCCACCGAAGAAGTTCACGACTTTGATGGTTTGTGTTCCTGCGCGCCGTCGATCCGCATCGGCGAGCGGATCGACGGCCGCGATCTGTTTGGTGCGCCTTATTTTTTGATCGTTCACGAAGCATTCGAGGAAGGAAGTTAATGCCCGTCGTCCGCTATCAACGACAAATCGGAATCGGGGCCGCGCCGACGCCGCAACAGGATCACCTACCGATCGGTCAGTTACAGACGCCTCCCCCTCGAGTCGCGCCGCCTGCAGAAAGCTATGGCGCCGAATTTGGGGAAGCGGTCGCACGGATCGGGACGGGCCTCCAGGCGCAAGAGATCGCGCGCCAGGATCTTGTCCGGATTACGCAGGCGGAGCGGAAGCTTTCGGATTGGGAGCTCGATCGCATCTATCACCCGGAACACGGGGCCCTGAATGTCCAAGGGGAAGGCGTGTATGGCCTACCGGATAAGCTCGGCGAGGACTACGACAAAACCGCCGGTGACATCGCCTCTGGACTCAACGAACGGCAACGGGCCCGTTTTAGTCCCGTCATCCAGGCCAGGCGGTCGTCGATGCTCGCGCGCGTCGACTCCCACGTGGCGCAGCAAAGCCGTCTCATTGATGGCAACGAAACGAAAACCTATCTCGCGAATGAAACCTCGATTGCGGTCTCGAACGTCGACGATCCGCATCGCGTCGGCTTGGCGATCGGCAACATTCGCCGACAGGTCGGCCTCTATGGCGCCCGCAACGGCTGGGGCCCGGAGCAAACCAAGGAAGCGATCGACGACGCCGTGAGCGGGGTTCACGTCGGCGTGGTGGATCGCTTCCTGGCGCTCGGCCAGGACATCCAAGCGGAAGTGTATTTCGAGCACGCGAAGGATGAAATCCGTGGTCAGGAGATCGCCCAAGTCGAAAAGGCTCTCGAGGAAGGATCCCTCCGCGGCCAGTCCCAACGCCAGGCGGATACGCTCTGGCAAGTCCACGCCGGCGCGACGTTGTCCCAACTCCTGGACGAAGCGAAGAAAATCAAGGATCCGAAACTGCGCGAACGTGTCGAGCAACGTCTCAGCTCGAGATGGTCCGTTCAGAAACAGGATGAACAAATGGAGGAGCGCGATCGCGCCGCCGCGGCGAAGCAAGCGATCGATGACGGCATGCAAGCCGCGATGAATGCCATCGACAGGGGAATCCCGCGCGACATGGTCCAGGTTCATCAACTCGTCGATCAGGTCGCGCCGGATCTGTGGGCGCAACTCGACGGCCCCCATCGGGCGGAGCTTGATCGATATGCGCAACAGCTCTTCACCAACGATCGACCGACGGAGCAGGAACACTTTTACCGGATCACGCAACAGGCGACATGGGATCCGGACGCCTTCATGCGGCGCGATCTTTTCCTCTCCTTGTCCAAGTTGAGCAACTCTGATTTTCAGCAACTCGCGATGCTGCAAAACATGATGCAAGAGAATCGTCGCAAGGAAGCGCAAGTCATCGTGGATGACTACCGCACGTCGGATCAGGTCATCAACAACGCGCTGCGGGAATTCAACATCGACCCGTCACCGAAAGAAGGCACGCCGGAATCGAAGGCGATTGCGAGACTCCGGCAGATGGCGGGCGAGGCCGCGCTCGCGTGGCAGCGGGAGAACGGCAAAAAGCAGACGCCGAATGATGTGCTGCAGAAGATCGTGGACGACCTCCTCCAACAGGACGTGACGGTCCCGGGATCCTGGTGGGGTCTGTGGCCGGGGAGCGGTCAATCGGTCTTCGATCAGAACAAACGCATTATCGATTTGACGATCGCCGACGTGCCGGCGGCAGAGCGGACGAAGATCGAGGACGCGCTCAGCGGTGCGGGACGGCCGATCACCGACGACGCGATTCTGACGCTCTACGTGCGGACTCAAGAGCGATTGCGTAATGCGAACCGCAATACACGGCCGCGCGTGGTTCCGGCGCCGTCGGGAGTCACGCCGACAAAGCCGGCCGATTTCGCGCGGCCGACAAGGGGCAACTGATGCCGCTGTCACCCTACGAAGAAGAGCTCCTCCAGGAGGACGATAACCCGTATCGCCAAACCTTGCGCGAGCAACGCCAGTCTCAAGAGGTAGAGCTCCGCAAAGCGGCCGCGAAAGCCTCCGGACGGACGCCCCAACGCCAGGCGCAATTGATCGATCTCTCAAAACGGACCGGCCTCCCGGCGGATCTCGTCGATCGCAATTTTGACGCGGTCCAGAAGCGCGCCGACGTCGCAAGCAACCCCTATTCCGCGATGCTCCGCGATACGCCAGGCGTCGCGGCTTTTCTCAAGGATCCGGAGAACGCGGCGATCGCCAAAGGCGACGAAGAGCAACTCGGCGCGATCGAACGGATGTTGCATTACGCCGGCAACGGCGCCCGCGCGATCGGCTCCTCGTTCTTTTCCACCAACGCCGGACTCTGGGGCATGTTCCAGGCTCCCGTCGACGCCGTTTCCGAATACATCACCAAGCCGGTGCTCGGTGAGGCGGATCCGCTCGCGAAGCTCTCGAGAAGATTCCAGGACTACCAGCGCCAGCAAGAGGGCGTGAAAGCAAAGGTCATGCCGAATCTTGAGGGCCTCGGCTTTACCGAGCTCAACGTGTATCAGGGCCTCGAGTCGCTCGGCCAAAACACCCTAATGATGCTGCTGGCGGCCCTCAGTGGCGGCGCGTCGGAAGTGGTGATGCTCGGCGGCATGGGCGGCGTGTCGGGCGGTCAGTCCTACGGCCAGGCCAAAGGGCAGGGCGTGCCGACGGGCCAGGCCTTGATGTTCGGGTTGTCTCAGGGATTGATCGAGATCGCGACCGAAAAGATACCCGTATCCACCCTTTTCAAAGGGATGAAGGGTAACGCCGGCCTGGTGAAGCTGCTCACGGCGCAACTCTCGGCCGAAATCCCGGGCGAACAAGTGGCGACGGTTCTCCAGGATCTCAACGAGTGGGCGGTGCTTCCCGAAAACGCGACGAAAACGTTTCAGGACTACTGGGACGAGCGACCCTCGGCGGCGGCGGCGACGCTGATCGCGACAGTCGTCGGCACGATCGGCCAGGCCAGCGTCGGCCGGGTGGTCAGTAAAACATTCCTGCAGTCCGCCGGCGAAGCGGTGAAGAATTCGAAAACCGGGCAAGTGATGCCGGACAAGCTCCGGGAGTTTATCGCCGCGGCCGCGGCGGACGGACCGATCGAAAACGTCTACGTTTCGGCCGATGACATCCGGACCTATAGCCAGGATCACAAGCTCGATCCGGAAGAGTTTCTGGACGGCGTCACCTCCGAAGGCGGCCGGCGGTACCGGCAAGCTCTCGAGGCCGGCGCGGACGTCGAAATCCCGCTCGCCGACTACGTCACCAAGATTGCTAATTCGGACGCCGCTCCATTCTTTAACGACGTCGCGCGCGTCGGGGATCCGGAGCGGATGAGCTCCCGGGATCTGGACGCGTTCACGGCGGCCGCGCTCGAGGAATCGACGCCGTCGACGTCGATCGAGGAATCGGCGACGCGCGTCGGTGAGGACATCCGGGGCCAGCTCCAGGGCCAAGGGTTCAACCCGGCGACGATCGACGCCTACGCCCAGCTCTACGCCACCACGTTCCACGCCCTGGGCGAGCGCGCCGGCGTGGATCCGTTCGCGCTCTACGAACCATATCGGCTGAAGATTGCGCGGCCGCTGCCGGCGGTTCTCGCATCGCTGCCCAACATCGACACGCAACTCGACACGTTGATCGATCGACTCCGCTCCGGCCGGCGGCCAGGACAAGCGGAAATGTTCGGGACGTCGCTCGTCGAATTCATCCGCGAAAAAGGTGGGGTCATCGATGAAGGCGGCGATCTCGCCTCTCGAGAAGCCGACAAGGAACGGAAGCCGTATCAGAAACGGATCATCAACCCGAAAGGCCTCGCGCTCGATCGCGCGCGCGAGCTCGCGGCCGAAGCCGGCTATTTGGATCCGCAGTCCTCGATCGCGGACTTCCTCGACAAGATTTCGGATGAACTCCGAGGGGCGCCCGTCTTCACGGCCGCCCAACACAACCAGGACGCGATCGAGCAAAACACCGTGCTCGAGCAACTCGACGCCTATTTGAAATCGAAGGACGTCGACCTCAAGACAGCATCCAACGAGGAAGTGAAGAAGCTGCTCCAGGAAGCGGCGAAACTCCCTGAGGCCGGCGGTGAAGGTCTAGAGCAAGTGCTCCGACAAGATGCGGCGCGGCAAGCATTGGCCCAAGGCCGAATCACGGATCTCCATCTCGACGAGCGCGGCCGGATTGCGTTTCCCAAAAACCGGAAACCGTTCACGGGACCCGTCCAGATTGACATCCTGGAGCGTGGAGACTTGTCGAGTTTTCTCCATGAATCGGGCCATTTGTACTTGGAAATATTTGGGGATCTCGTCGAGGACCTGGCCACGCGTCCGGACGGCCGCACGGCGCCACAGCAACAAATGGTCGACGACTACGCGACGGTGTTGAAGTGGTTCGGCGTCGACTCTCGCGACAGTATCGACACGCCCCAGCACGAGCAATGGGCCCGCGGGTTCGAAGCGTACCTGCGCGAGGGCAAGTCTCCGAGCCCTGAGCTGCGTCCCATCTTTGCGCGCTTCCGCGCCTGGCTCGTCAATATCTATCGATCCCTGACGCAGCTGAACGTCAACCTCACTCCCGAGGTGACAGCCGTCTTCGATCGCCTGGTCGCCTCCGATGAACAAATCGCACAAGCCCGGCAAGAGGCGAAACTCCAGGCGCTCGCCGAAAACGAGGAGCAAGCGAAACATCTCGGCATGACGCCGACGGAATACCGGGCCTATGGGGAAACGGTCCGGGACGCGCGCGATCGCCAACAGGACCAACTCCTCGGCGAGTACATGGATGAATACAACCGGGCGCAGTCGGAATGGTACGCAGCGCGCAGGCGGGAGATGCTCGAGAATGTCGCGCGCGAAGTCCACCAACAGCGGGAATACATCGCGATGGCCTTCCTGCAGAAAGGGACGCTGCCCGACGGCTCGGCGCTGCCGGCGGTCATTCAAGCGGTCAAGCTCGACAAGAAGGCGCTCGAGGCGCAATACGGAAAAGCCAGTCGCACGGCGGGCCAGGGGTCCACGGTCACCAACAAGCTCCTGGAGCTCGGCGTCTACCGGCGCGAGGGCGGGATCTCGCCCGACGTCGTCGCGGACCTGTTCGGTTATTCCTCCGGTGATGAGCTCGTCCAGGCGCTCGTGAACGCGCGGCCGATGGCGGAATTGCTCAACGCCGAAACCGACGACCGGATGCGCGAAACCTACGGCGACATGTTGACCGATGGCACGGCGCCGGAAAAAGCCCGGGATGCGGTGATGACGGTCGGCCGCGTCGAAGTGATCAAGGCGGAAATCAAAGCTCTCGAGAAGAAGGTCCGCGAGACGGCGCCCTTCGTGGCGGTGGGCCGCGAACAGGTGCGGACCGAAGACCGCGCGAAACGCAATCTCGGCATCGATACCGTGCGGCGCTTCCTCCCCTCGGTGGCGCTGGCGCGATCGCTTGCCGAACAGCGGATCGCGGGACAGAAGATCCGGGACATCCGGCCAGGCCTCCACTATGCCGCGGCCCGGCGCGAAGGCCTGCGCGCGCTCGAAGCCGTTAACAAGGGGAACTTTCCGGCCGCGCTGAACGCGAAGCAAAAAGAGTTGATCCAAATCGAAATGTATCGGGCGGCCCGGGCGGCACAAGAGGAATCCGAAAAGATCCGAAATTACATGCGCACGTTCGACGAACGGGCGAAGCGCGAGCGGATCGGGAAAGCCGGCGGCGACTACCTCGAGCAAATCGACGCGCTGCGGGAGCGGTTCGCCTTTGCCCGGGATACGAACATCGCGATCGACAAGAAAAAGTCTTTGCTCGAGTGGGTCGCCGATCGCCAGGCGGAAGGGTTACCGATCGAGATCGCGCCGGAGCTGGTGAACGAAGCGCGCCGGCAGAACTACAGAGAAATGTCGCTCGAGGAATTGCGCGGCCTGAAGGACGGCGTCGAGATGATCGCGCACCTGGCGCGGCTCAAAAACAAATTACTCAAGGCGCGGGATCAACGGGAATTCGAAGCGATCCGCACGGAAATCGTTTCCTCGATCGAGGCCAACCTCAAGCCCGGGACTCGGGATCTCCGCACACGGGAAAACGCCGGCGGGAAAGTTGGCGACGCCATGCGGCAGTACGCCGCCAACCATCGCAAAATGTCCAGTCTCGTACGAGAGTTCGACGGGTTCAAAGACGGCGGCCCCCTGTGGGAACACTTCATCCGACCCATGAACGAGTCGGGTAGTCGCGAAGCCATGATGATCGAGGCGGCAACGGAAAAGTTGATGACACTCATCCGGCCCGTGCTGAAGGAAGGCAGGCTGGGCGGCAAAGGTGAGTTTTTCCCGACCGTCGGGAAATCATTCAACCGTGAGGAGCGGATCGCCATGGCGCTCAATCTGGGTAATCGGTCGAATGAGCAACGGCTGCTCGATGGCGAGGGGTGGACGCGACAACAGATTCAACCGATTCTCGACACGCTCACCAAAGCGGATTGGGATTTCGTGCAAGCGGTATGGGATCACTTTGAAACCTATCGACCGGCGATCGGCGAGCTCGAGCGCAAGGTAACCGGCATCGAGCCTAAATGGCTAGATCCGACTCCGGTGTCGACGAAGCACGGTATTTACCGCGGCGGGTACTATTCGGTGAAATATGACGCGCAACGCTCCGCGCCGGCGGAAGAGCACGCGGCCGCGGAAGAGGCGAAGCAACTCCTGAGAGGCGCTTACACCGCGGCGACAACCCGGCGCAGCTTCACGAAGGAACGCGTCGATGAAGTCCACGGCCGGCCCCTCCAGTATTCCTTCCGTGGCCTCTACCAGGGCACCACCGAAGTCATCCATGATTTGACCTGGCGCGAGTGGCTGATCGATGCCAACCGACTGATCAAGAGCCACGACGTCGATCAGGCGATCCGTACGCGTTACGGTCCGGAGGGTGTGCAGGTCTTTAAATCAGGAATCCAGGACATCGCCAAGTCGGATATGGGCGCGGTCAACGGATTGGAAAAGGCGCTGAACTACTTTCGCAACGGGGCGACGGTCGCAGGCCTGGGATGGAATGCCGTCTCCGGATTAAAACAGCTTCCGGCGCTCGGCGTCTCCGCAGTACGCATCGGTAAAGGCTGGATGGCCCGGGCTATGGTTCAGTCGCTCGCGTCGCCGAAGGCCACAATGGACTTGGTGAACAGATCGGATGTCATGCAGCTCCGCGCGAAGACGCAGAACCGCGAAATCAATGACGTGCGCAACAAAGTCAAAGGCCAGAGCGGCGCGCGCCAGGCGATCGAAGGGTCTCTGTTCTGGATAATCGGCGCAGGGCAGCGGCTCGTCGACGTCCCGACCTGGGTCGCGCAATACAACAAATCGATCGCCGCCGGCGAATCGGAGGAACGCGCGATCGCGCTCGCCGACCAGGCGGTCATCGACACGCAAGGCGGCGGGCAAACCAAGGATCTTGCCCAAATCCAGCGGGGGCACCCGGCGCTGAAGCTCTTCACGAATTTCTATTCGGGATTTGCGGCGCAATACAACATCTCGGTCGAACGGGTGAAGCAGGCGCAGTTCACCAACCCGTTCGCGCATCCGGTGGAAAACGCGGTCAAGGCGGTTGCGCTCGGAACGGATTTCCTCCTGATCAACGGCATGCAAGCCCTGTATGCGGTCGCGATCGCGAAATGGTTCCAGGACGACGACGAGGAGTGGGCGACGGCGCTCGCACGCGAGGGATTATCCAGCTTCCTCGGACTCCTGGTGGGCGTGCGGGAGTTGGAAGGTTTTGCCGAAAAACTCGCCGGTATCGAGCAGTACCACCGCGGCTACAGCGGGCCGGCAGGGCTGCGGATTCTGAGTGAACTCGATAAGTTGGGTGCGCAGATTCAGCAGGGCGAATTGGATCGCGCTTTAATCCGCGCTGGAATCAATGTTGCTGGAATCACGCTGCACCTCCCATCGGCGCAGGTGAATCGGACGCTCGACGGAGTCCTTGCCGTGATGGACGGACAGGCCGGGCCGGCCGCGGCCGTGTTCGGGCCGCCCCGGCAATAGTTGTTAAAGCGCAACTGTTGTCCGATGACAACTACGACAAGGATGTCGAGATGAAGTATGTCTTCATTTTCCTGCTAACTCTCCTGGCCTCATGCGCCCCGAAAACGGTCCATCCGAAAACGATCCTCGATCGAGGAACCTGGTGGGCGAGGGAAGACAAACCCGGGCAGTGGTTCGTTCTGGTGGGCAACGGATCGGAAGCGGAAGTCATGGCGGAAGTCTGCGCGCCGCGGAAGTTCATCTGCCAGGTGGACACGGCGGGAAAGATTCTGCGGATCGATCGCGTGCGGAAGTGAAAGGCCGCGCACTGGCAAGGAACGCGGCCGATCGGGAGCGGGCGGCTTACTTCTTTCTGGTGCCCGACATCTTCGCTTTCTTTGCTGGAGCTTTCTTTGTAGCCATCTGCTAAACCTCCGATCCTTTCTAGTCTCTAACGAGACCGGAGCTAGATTAGCACGCGCTGTAATTCAACGCTTCCTCCGGAATCGTTCCGCATGGGGACAGACCGCGAAGTGCGGTTCGTAGCGTGTCATGGATGGTGATGGGTAAATCGAATCTTCCCCGACGCGGATCTCCTGTTTCAAACTCATCGGCATTTTGCGGTTCCTTGGCGTCCAGAACCATTCGAGGCGCGCCCCGCAGGCCTGGCAGTGCCCGGATCCGTCGAGGCGATAGCCGGCTTCGGCGAGCTCGGGGAGGGTTTCCGGAATCATCGCGCCAGCTCGAGCCGCGCCTGGTCCCGCGCCTTCATGAGTCGATGGAACATTTCCGCGTCGCCGCCATGATCTGGATGAAAGGCAAACGCGAGCTTTTTAAAGGCAGTCTTCATGTCGTCCCTTGAAAATGAAAAAGTCCCGGACCGGGACAGCCGACCTTGGCGCCCGATCCGGGTTCGTTTCTGATTAGCGGAATTGGAGAGATCGGAAGGACCGCGGTTCGAAATTTTCGATTCGTCTATAGGGTAACGACCGAAGGTTTCCGCGATCCTCCCTTTCCCGTGGTTGCCGGATTGGTCATGTGTTACCGGGGCCGGCGCCCGTTTCGCCCGGAACGAATGCGCATTCGGAGCGGGCAAAATTCATAAATCATCGTCAAATGGCTTCTCCGTCTGGAATCCGGCCATGCAAAGGCCCTCGTGACCGGCCCCGCAGAGCAACTCCACAAACAAGCCCGACTCGTCGACAACCTTCCATGAGCCACTTCCGCACTTGCAGCGGAGCGGTTTCCATTGCCCTTCGATCCGCTGCCAAATCGGTACATGGCGCGGCCGCGGCTTCGCTTTCCGTCGCACGCGGACCGGGATCCGGATCTTGCGCGGCTTGATCGGTCCGCGTTGTTCGATCCATTTCGGATCCCCGAAAACGGGGCGGGTGTTGTCTTTGTCGTCCGTGTTGTCTTTGTCGTCCGGCACTCACAACCCCGCGGATCCCCAAAGCAAAACAACGATCACGCCGGCGACCATGACGGCAAAAACAAAGACGCCGGCGGCCGTGGTTTTGATCGTTTCCATAAAACCTCCATCTCGTTTCGAGAGGGGCGGCTTTTCAGCCAGGGACGGTAGCGAAAGCGGCCGCCCCTCTCTATTGCCACGCGTCGAAAGGAGTCACTCAAAAGACGCGCGACAAAATGCGTTTCACCCGGCCGCGTTTTTTCCGCAACCGGTTCTCGAGCTCGTCGATCCGCGCCTGAAGGCGCTTCAACTCCAATAGCCGGCGGTCCGCGATCACCTGGGTCAAGCGGAGCTCTTCCAGGGCCCACGTGATGTCGGGCGTGAGGGCTTCGAATTTCTTCTGAAGGTCCTGAACGTTCACTGCTGAATCTTCTCCAAGGCTGCGACGAGTTTCTCAATTGCCATGCGCTCGGACATTTCCACGGGATTCGTCTCGAGAACCGATAGCGCGAAGGCGGCCGCCTCGATTAGCACGTCCATTCCACAGGCCGACATGGCAGCACGGTAAATCTTCGGCGCATGCCAATCGGGCGTACTGATGATCGTCGTCGGGCCGGGGTAATTCTTCCGGAAATACTGCATGAATTGATCTGGTACTTTCATCGCGCCCCCAAATCCGCGCCCTCTTTGAGCGCCGAAATGTACATTTCCAAAAACCGAACCTGTTCGAGATCGAGATCGACTTTGTGCAGGGCTTCGAATTTCTCGCGCCCCAACGCGTGCAGAGACTTCCGCCCCTTCCAATGCAAAGCGGCGGATAACGGGACCGTCCGGTAGTCGGATACCTTGGATCCCGTTTTGCCGAAGCCGGGCGGGATGATGTGCGCCGCCTCGGCCGCCGTTCCGGTGAGGATGCACGGCTGCCGGCGGATGAAGCGGAGATAGTCCCGGTCTTCCATCCGGACCGGTTTGGGAAAGGCCAGGACGGGGCGGCTCATGCGGTGACCTCCAAGCTGAGCTGCTCGGCGGCGGGCGCCAGATCGGCCGGCCGGAAATAGAACTTCCGGCCGCCCTGGGGAAACTCGACGATCGCGTAAGGCGTACCGACCGCGCCCTTCGACCATCGAAGAAACGTGCATGACTGCCCGGCCCGGGCGATCGCCTCGGGATCGAGACGATCGGACGGACGGACAATCAACGAATCGCCGGCGCGGGGGCTGCCTACCACGGCAACACTCCTTCCATGGCGACGGCCGCTTCTTCGCCGTCCCCGGGCAGGGCCTTGATATCCTCCAGCGCGCTCAAGGTGCGATCCTTCTCCGTCAACAACCGCTCGTCTTTTTTCGCGAGCGTTTCGAACAATTGCAGGACCTTCAACGCGTACTCCAGCTCCTCAAGGCTCTTCGCCTGGATCGCTTCCCAGCTCCGCGTGCCGAACACGCATTCGCTCACACTGCGTTTCATGTCCTTGGCCTTGTCGGTGTGACCGGGCCACATCGCAACCATGGACTCCTGGATCTCGTCGAGCACGATCCGCAACCGTTTGATGCGCTCGGCGTAGGCCGAATCGCCGTTACTGCTGATCAATTCCTGACTGCTGGTATTGGTGGCAATGCGGACGTGGGCGGTGGCCTGGAGCGCGTCCCAATGGGGCTTGATCGCTTCCCATACCTGGCGATATCCGCCGGGCTCATAGCCGGGCTTGTCGCTAAAGCGGAGAACTTTTCCGTTGAGGGCCCAGGTGCGGTCTTTCAATACGTCGGCGCGGTGGACCATGCGGCCGTCGCCTTCTCTACGGGATCCGCGGACTGTCTTCGCCTTACGCTCCGTCGACATTTCCAAAAGCAGGTGCGGCTCGTATCCAAAATCCTCGCCGCCGCCGGCCTTGAAGCGCGTTCCCACTTTGACCAGTTTGGTTTTGTCCGAATTGTTCTCGTCCTGGATTTCCTCGGTCACATTGCCCAGCCGGCCCAACGCCTGGCAGCACATCGGCGTATTGAGGAAAAACGCGACATAGTCCTTGTTCCACATCTCGCGGATGTCGCCCCATTTCTCAATGGGGATAAAGCCGCGATTCTTCCCTTTGAAGCTCTGCATCAACTCCGACCAAATGATCGTGAGCGTATCCACGTTCCACACGCACGCCCCGATACGCTCGGCCTCGCGCTGATCGTTGGTCATCCCTTTAAAGGTTGGGTCGGTGCGCTGGATCAACTCGACGCCTTCCTTTTGGAACATCGGCCGAAGGAATTGCCAACCGGGCTCGGTGTCGGTCACGAAGACCGGCGCGCCGTTGTAGATTTCTTTCGATAGCGCGATCGACAGTAAGGCGGCGGTGGTCGTCTTGCCGGAACCTTGCGGGCCAAACCATCCGGCCTTTAGTGGCACGACATGACGGCCCGTTTCGAACGGTTGAATAGGGGGATGCTGCGTTGACGGTTGATTGACGTTAAGAGATTGCATACGATGGACTCCTTTTTGTTTGTGTGTTGAGTTTTCGCCGGCGGGCTCCTTGCGACAGGGTCCGCCGGCATTTTGTTGTTACAGGCCACGCCGGCGAAAACCCTCCGGCGATCTTCCAATCAATTCGACATTCGCCGACCGGCGCTCGGCCGCGGCGCTGAATAGCTTCGCGCCCAACTCGCGGACGCTGGCCTCGAGCTGCTCCTCGAGGCGCACGCGTTGCATGTCGGCAAGCTCGGCGCTGATCTCGACGCAGTGCCGCCGAAGCTGCTCGACGTAGGCGGACACCACGCGGTTGTCCTGGCGCTGCCCGTAGGCCTCCAGGCGATCTACCAGACCCTCGAGACGCCCCAATACGGCATACAGACCTTTCATGAGCGATCCTTTCTGCGCCGCTCGCGGCGCTCGAGCCAGTTCTTGATCCGTGGGGCAAAAAACAGAATGGCGTACCAAATCAGCACGTAGGCGAACACTAGAAGGCCGGCCATGGCCAGCATGAGGCGGAGGTTCGCGCCGATGTAATCAGGCATGACGCGTTCTCCTTTCCCGTTCCTCGTGCTCCTGGATCGCTTCGGCTTCGAAGCTTCGTCCACAGGTGGAACACTCGCGGCATTCCTGGCACTGCGTCCACTGATTGCACGCCCAATGCAGGACAAGGGGCGCGGCGCAACAGTCGGACGGAAATCCGAGAGATTGCTGCACGGGCAACGGCTGAACGGGTTGGCGCTCGGATTCCGTCACGACATGGTCGAAGCACACGTCGCAGACCCGTTTCCCGTTCAACTGATGCAGCCGCTCGCGGGGCATCTCGCAACTCGCGCACTCCATGGATTGCTGCGGGACGCCCGTGGTCACAAGCGTCCCGCTCTTGCCAAAAGAGGGTGGGATTGCAGCATCGTGGATGCTGGCGGATACACGAGCGGATGAAGGCGCGTTGTGAGGCGCGCCGGGGGAGGAATGAAAACTTGTTCCGTAAAACCAGGTGCGGGCGTTCATCGTTGAACCTCCCCACGCGACGGGGTGGTATCCTTGTCGCCATGAGCGACGCCGAAGAGGACGAGATCATCGGACGGATGGTCCGCGAGCGACGAACATTGCAGCGCCGGATCGCGATGATCCGCCAGGCCTGCGCCGACGAAGCGGTCTTGTACTTGAAAGTGGGAAGCGCCCTTCAGGCTCAACCCGAAAACGCCTGGTTCGATCCGCCAGGCAGCTTCATCGGTTCCGGCGAATGCTTCCGCAACGACTGGATTCATTTCGACAAACTCGCCGATCTGACCGAAGAACTGCGGTCCGTTCTCACCCGATTGGCCGATATCGAACGCACATTGAAGACCGCCGGGATCTAATCCGTTTCTCGACATTTCAATTGCTCCCCGAAAAGACGAAGCGCACCGGCAACAATCCGCGCATCTGTTCAAACTCCCGGATCGCCGCGCGCAATTGATCGTGGGTGTTCACCAGGTGGCCGTCGGCGAGGGCTTTGATCTCCTCATCGGCGAGCCGTCGCGCATCGTCGCGCTTATAGCCAGAGGGAAGGATCACGACGATTTCGATCTGAGCGGCGGGTTGGCCGTCCTGCCATTTGCGGTATGCAAAGAAGTGTTTTTGCATGTTCACTCTCTCCTTGTCGAACCACAATCTACAATGTCGAATAGTAGTCGTCAAGAAAAATGTTCAAGAAAAGGAATTGGGTGAGCTTTGAGGTGACGTGATAGGTTGCCGCCGGGATCAAAAGGAAATGAAAGATCGTCAACCTGTCGGAGTTGGTGGCTGGCTCGCCTTGCTGACCATCGGACTCATGGTGCTGGGCCCGATGGTGTCATTAGGGAACTTGCTAAACCTCATTCGGACTGTGGAAGATTCAGCAATCGGACCGCTAAAGCCCGAGTGGGGAACGTTCAAGCTGGTGGCGTGGAGTATTGTTGCGACCGCAGCGGCTCTCAGTGTAATGACGGGCTACAGGCTACGGGCGGATCACAGACCAGAGTCGGTGAAGCTAGCCAAAAAGGCATTGTGGCTCATAGGGCCGATGAGCAATGCGCTCCTGAATGTGTCAATGATTGTGGTTTTACAACTCAATCCGACTCCTGAATTTATCGGCTCGGCAATTGGTGGGCTGGCGGGGGGCTGCATAGTCGCCTTTATCTGGACAGTGTATCTTTCTCGTTCCCGTAGAGTGCGAAACACTTACCTGCTGGACAATGATGCCATGCTGACCGGCGGGTAAGTTCCGCTCCGGAAGCGGAGCGGAACTGTTAAACCTCTCGGCTGGCCAACCATTCAATTAAATCGATCACTTGTGCTTTTGTTTTTGGCGGCGTCCTGCCGCGCTCCCGACCGTGGAATCCTTCCCCTCCCCCATGGCGGGGTTCGGGCTATCCCTAGCTTTGAGCAGGCGCGCGACCTTTTCGGAAATCGCCTCGAGGTTGATCCGGATTCCCTGAACCTGCTCCTTGATGCCGCTCCTTAAAATTTGGTTCAACATGTCATGGCAAGCAAGGTCCTCATCGGGAATATCGCTCATTTGAAAGCCGCGAAGGAATTCGCCCAGGTCGGTGCCGTAGTGAGATAGAAGCTTTGCGAAAAGATTGATGCTGAAATTGATCTTTCCGGACTCGATGCCGTTGATCGTGCTCCGGTGAATTTTCAGGGCTTCCGCGACACTGATCACGCTCAAGCTCGCACCTTCCCGGTACGACTTTAGGCGGTTGCCCATCAGCTTCCTAGCCTGCTCGATTCTGGTGTCGACTGCCATCAGACAGGAATTGTGGAGAACCAGACCAGGCGTGGATTAGAAATATTTTCTTTGACGACTACTATTCGCCATTGTAGATTGTGTCTCACTTATGACTTTTTCAGCGAAAGTCCGAGAGGCCGTCGGCGCCAACGTTAAAGCGATTCGAGAAAGTATCGGTAAATCGGTCACAGAGTGCGCGGAAGCAGCGCGCATTCATCGGAGCTATTGGAACTATCTCGAAAACGGTCATGTCAATTTCACGATCGACAAGCTCGAAGTGGTTGCGGGCGTGATCGGCGCTCGCGTCGGTGACTTGTTTGCGGAGCCCGAAACCGTCTTCGCCCAATCCGGCGCGCCGGCGCGTAAAGCCAAGCGCCCGAAGAGGGGCAAGGTCGCCTGATGAATTCAAAATCCACGGCGATCGACTACTACGAACGGGAGCGGTTGAAGCAGATCGGCCGACGTCTGGCCATGGCGCTGCGCGATCGGGAGTACCGGCGCAAAACGGACGTCCGGCGAAAGGGCAAACGATGATCGGCGGACCGATCGCCTCGCCTCTCGCGCGGCCGCGGCCGACGCGATTTGTGAAAGTCGGCCTGGTCGTGTGGCTCTTGCTTGCGAGCACAAACGTCGGCCTGGTGGTCTATCGGTTGCGGCACACTCCCGCGATTCTCTTAGGACCGGCCCTCAATCTGACGCACGAGCAAGCTAAAGACGCCTGGACCTGGTGCGAGCAGATTTCGACGATCTTGCGCACGAGCCAGTCCGCCCTGGGCCCTTCTGAGGTTTCGGCGGGGGACCTGGTTTCGGCGTGTGTGGCGGGATATGCCGCCGGGGTGGTTGAGGGTGAGGCTTCGAAGGCGAAGCCGGATTTGTGAGAGGGGGTCGCTACAAATGAGTCGCGCTCTTCAAAGCTTTCTCGGTGGGTTGTACGCGCACTGTCAGCGCAAGCAGCCCTATCGTGAATTCTGGCAAGCCTTGCGAAAAGTGAAGGAAGCCCGAAAGCGCGGAGAGAAGAATCTTCGCGTGTACCAATGTGTAGCGTGTCGGCATTTCCATATCGGACACCGACGCCGGTTTAGGGACTCTTAGATTTATCGCCGCGTAGAGCAGTGGCAGCTCGCCGGGCTCATAACCCGGAGGCCGTGGGTTCAAATCCCATCGCGGCAATCGGACCGTGCGGGTTCTCCTTGGGAACGGCCAGGCTGTTAGGCGCAGTCCACCGGAACACCGATCCGCACGGTCCGTATTCGTTTCTTCAAGGAGGTTTCACAATGGCAAGTCTTCGCAAGATGTCCGCGAACGGCGACGACAAAATCGCCGAATGGGATCCGCAAACCGTCTCTCCGGAGCAGCTCCACAAGATCGAAGCGGAATACAACGCACTCGCCGCGAAGGGGTATTTCGTCGCCGATATCACCGACGGCCGCAACGTGCTGGTGAAGGACTTTGATCCGAACGCGGATCTGTTGATGATTCCCCGGGTGCAAGGTGGCTGAGATTGTCGAGCGTGATGGGGTCCTGTATCGCGACGCGGGATCTGCGGGTTTGATGCCGCTCTCGCCAATCGAAGTCGATCTCTTCGCCTGCAACGGTGCGGCCCGGTGCGCGCGGGACCTGCTGCAACGCGTGATCCCCGCGGCGCGAGGCTACGCGACGATCGACACGATCCAGGTCCGCGCGCGAAGCGGGTCGGTGTACAAGATCGACCGGGCGGGACAAACGGCGATCTATCAGGGCGACAAGTTGATCGGCCATTGCTGCCTGCAGTTGTCGATTCCGGCGCCATCCTACGACCGGATGCTCGCGGAGTATCTGTTGATCGTCAACGATGAGGATCGGTATCGATCGATCGCCAATTTCTTTAAAAAGGGTCGGCGGCAACTAAGCCCTCGCGACAAGTTCGTGGCGTTTTGGCTGGGTGGTCTGGCTGGCCTTGTGTTGATTTGGGTCGGCGCTTTGGTTGCGGCTGTCTTTTAGCGGATTTGAAATTCGCCCGGGAGCTGCAACTCCCGGGCGAGTGGCTCGTAGTGAAGCGTTACAAACTGACAGGTCCCTCGTGTCTCTAGAATGGCACAGACGGGGCCGGAAAAGGTCCGGTCGATGAGAGCTCAACCGTCCGGCGCGATCGGCGACCCGCCGTCCCGCGATGAACTCGAACTCCTGACGCCGGAGGAGCTCGCTGAACTCTTCAAGGTCCCGCTCTCCTGGGTGCGCAGCGCGACGCGCAGCCGCTCGCCTCATCCGATCCCGCACGTCAAGATTGGTCACTACGTCCGCTTTGAAGAAGAAGCGGTGCGTGAGTGGTTTCACAAACAGAAACGCGGCTATCGCCCTAAACGGCTGCAATGAATACAATCTCCCGCACACCAAGGCAACGGCAGCCAGAAGAAGGAGACTTCATGGCTCAACACAAACGCAAACGGCAGTGCGGGACCGGCTCGATCGTTCAGGAGGAATCCGGCTTGGCGATCCGGTGGCCGGAATATGTCGTGCTTCCGGATGGTCAACGAAGGCGCAAGATGCGCTACGAGCTTCTCGAGGGCGCAACCGCTCGAGAGGCGAACGACAAACTTCTCGAGCGCATCACGAAGGCGCGCCGGGATGGACCGAAGCCGCTCGAAGTAAAAGCGGCTACGACGTTCCAGGATCACGTCGCCCGCTGGCAGAAAGATTTTCTCGAATCGGCCGGCGCGGGGACCGAGGATCTCTACAAATTTTCCGTTCGTTCCGTCTGGCTGGGCATCATCAAGGCCAGACTCAGCCCTCGTTTCGGCAAGTTCCGTTTAACGGAAATCTCCGCGGCTCTGATCCAGGAATGGATCACCGAACTCCGCCGGGAAGGCCTCGCGGCGGCGACGATTCGCCAGTATTACAAACCGCTGCGGGTCATTTTGGCGCGGGCGGTCCTCTGGAAAGAGATCGCGGAGAATCCAGCAAATCCAGTGGAGTTGCCGAAGATTCGCAAAAAGGAGCAATCGCAAAAAAAATGGGCGCTGACGCCGGAACAAGCCGGGGCGCTGCTCGGAAAGATCAAGCCATTGAGACCGCGGGCGATGATCGCCCTCGCCATTACTGCAGGCCTCCGACGGGGGGAGCTGCTCGCAGCACGTTGGAAGAGTCTTGACGAAGCCTCTTCTGAAATTGCGGTAGTGGAAGCGTCATATCGAGGACACATCGACACACCGAAAACCGAAGCTGGAGAACGGAAGGTCCCGCTCGATCAATGGACGATGCATATCTTAAAGCAGTGGCGCGGCCTGTCGAAGCACACGCGACCGATCGATTTCATCTTTTCAACCCGGACGGGCAAACAGGAAACCCCGGGCAACATCCTCCGGCGCTACGTCTTTCCGGCGTGCGACGCGATGAAGTTGCGGCGGGCCACCTGGAACACCTTCCGGCGAACATTTTCAACCTGGCTCCATCACCACGCGATTCCCGGTAAGACGATCGCGACGATGATGGGCCATGCCGACGAGAAAACCCAATTCATCTACATCCAACCGGATGAGGATATGAAACGGGTGGCGGCGGGCAAGATTGGCGACGAATTGTCCAGATACTGTCCAGATGAGAATCAAATGGGGCTCCCGTGGTTGAACTGACGGGAGGGTACAAGGTAGTGCGAATCGAGAGGGTTGCGGCTAAGTGGGCGCGACCGGGATCGAACCGATGACCTCTACCGTGTCAAGAAAGATCAAACCAGCTATGTGATTGGGCTGCCGTTGTTTTGGTTGACGGTCTGCGCCATTAATAGCCCTCATTCGGCAATCTACTGTCCAGATAACTGTCCAGATTGAATCCAGCTCTCGGCTCGCTATTTCAAGGCTCGGAGTGTGTCTGATGGCAGTCACGATTATCAGGACTCGATATCGAGATATCTCGTTCGAAGAAGCTTCGAAGTGTGTAACGGCGGAATTCCGCGCGATAACCTCGCCGGCAGGGTGGGAACTGTATCGCGGCAAGTCGATCGAGATTGTGACCCCTGCGCTGCCGGCTGAAGGATTCAACCGGCGGTTTCATTGCTGCGAAGGGCCGTTTTACTGCGTGATTTCGGTTGATGGCGTACGGTATGAATCGCCAACCGAATACTCAGTGCGCCCCCACATCGCGGAGATCGGCGACTGATGGGAACCGACGCCGTCCGCTACGCCTTCGCGTTGACCGGCCTCACGTCGACGCAGCAATGCATCGTCCAGCGCGTCGCCTGGCACTGCATGGACGATAGCGGTTTTTTCAAGTGCTCACATACCTGGCTCGCGCATCGGTGCGATCTGAGTCTCCGATCGCTCGAGCGCCACTTGCCCCAGCTCGCGAAGCTGGGGATCTTGGTCCGCGGCGATGACGGGTTCCGGCTGGCGGGATTTGTCACCGCCAAATTGGCGGTGCGATGCGACAAATTGTCCGCCAAATTGGCGGCCCCCTCACACTCCCCTATTAGGAAGGATTCCAATAGAAAAGAATTCCACCAGGGACCGGCCGACGATTGGGCGAACTACCGGGAATTCTATTTTGCGCGGTGTGAGTTGTGTGCGACGTCTCACGATTGGCCCGTCCAGGAAAGCTATTACGACACCGGGCTGCGGGCGCTCGCATGTCCGGAATTCCGGGCCCGGTTAAAAAGTTCACAAATTTCCAACCTGCAGGAGAAAACAAAATGAAATTAGAAGTGAAACAGTCGGTCACCGGTAAGGTTCTCTTTAGCATCGAAACGGAGTCGTTCAAGCTGGCTATGGAAGCGGCCGTTAAGAGCGGCGCGAACCTCATCGGCGCGAACCTCATCGGCGCGAACCTCATCGGCGCGAACCTCATCGGCGCGAACCTCATCGGCGCGAACCTC